GCCAGATGTCTAAGCTGGTTTATGCGACCATGACGGCAAACACCGCCACAGTCTCATTGCCGAATGACTTTCTGGAGATTCGGGACATCCACCTGAATACGACTCCAATTTATGCCCTGGAGTACCTTTCTCCCAACATCTTCTATCGCAATACCGATGTGACGAACACGGGTGTTCCGAGGAAATACACGGTTCTGGCAGATGACTTCCAGTTCGCTCCGATCCCGGATTCGGCCTACAACGTCCGAATGCTGTATTACGCAGCTCCGGCCTATCTGAGCGACACGAACACCTCAAATGCATTCTTGGCAAACTGCCCTGATGCGCTGCTTTACGCTTCTTTGGGTGAGGCAGAGCCTTATCTGATGAACGATGAGCGTCTTGCGACCTGGGCGGCTCTGTATCAGAGGGCAATTGACTCTATCAATGCTTCCGATGATCGGGGAGAATACGCGGGTGTTCCTCTCACCATGACTTTGGCTAGGAGATAAAAATGGCTGAAATGTCGAATTATTTGGAGAACGCGCTTGTAAACGCGACTCTCCGCAACACTTCTTACACGAGTCCTACAACGGTTTATGTGGCGCTCTACACCACAGACCCGACTGATGCGGATACGGGTACTGAAGTGAGTGGCAATGGATACGCCCGTCAGAGCGTTACCTTCTCCGCTCCCTCGAACGGTGCGACCTCAAACTCTGCGGCTGTGGAGTTCCCCCAGGCCACGGGTTCATGGGGTACGGTGGCGTATATCGGACTTCGTGATGCTTCTTCTGGCGGGAATCTGCTGTATCACACCGCTTTGGATGCGTCCAAGACCATCGCTACTGGTGATGTGTTCCGCATCTCTGCTGGATCGCTCACGGTTACCTTGACGTAATGGCCGATCTCTACCCACCGTGGACAATAGACTCCCTTGATAATCTCAAGGCGAGTCTAGATGACCTCACGCTAACGCTTGATTCTCCGCTTTACATCACAAGCGTTACTCGGTGGGATGCCGCTGGTGTTGTCACGGCATCGGCGAGTGTTACGGCAAACGGAATACGGGTTCAAGACGCCGCTGCCTCAATAACGGCATCTGCCAGTTTCTCTGCCGATGGAACGCTTGTCCAAAATGCAAGCGCATCTATCACGGCATCTGGTACTTGCGAGGCAAATGCTCAGATCGTCATTCCTGGATCGGCGTCGATCACTTGTTCGGCAACTGTCACCGCTAATGGCGGGATGACATACGATGGGTCTTGTTCGATTACGGCAAGTGTAGATGTTTCATGTAACGCCAACATCACCGCTGGCGGAGCGGCATCAATCACCGCATCTGCGACTGTGACCTGTGACGCATCAGAGCAGGGCGAGGAGTGGGCAGATGTGACGCTTCCGAACTTCAATTGGACGAATGTAACGCTCCCAAGCACACAATGGCTTGCTGCATAAGGGTGCATCATGGCAGAAACAAAGATCGTTTTCGGTGAGTGGCTCCCAGATCAGCCTGGTGTATCTGGTGCGCTCCAGGCCGCATACAACGTCTATCCTCAACAGGTTGGATATGGGCCGATCCCTTCATTGGCGAACTACTCCAACAATGCTTCCGAGAACCTGACTGCTGTTTACTCTGGAAAGATCAGCAGCACATCGACTCTTTTCGCTGGTGGTGCTACCAAGTTGTTCAAGTACGACTCTGGCACTCGAAACCTAAATGATGTTTCAAAGACGGGTGGATATACCGGAGGAAATTGGAAGTTTGCCCAGTTTGGCGATGTGCTTCTTGCGACGAACAACTCCCAAAAGATTCAGTCCTTCACCCTCAATAGCGGGACTGTTTTCGCTGATGTGGCTGCGGCCGCTCCGGTCTGTAAGTATCTGACTGTCGTTCGGGACTTTGTGGTCGCGGCAAACATCGCCTCTTACCCGAACCGAGTCCAATGGTCTGACATCAATGACGAGACAGATTGGACTTCTGGAGCTGCCTCCCAATCAGACTACCAGGACATTCCTGATGGTGGGGATATCCAAGGGATAACAGGTGGAGAGTTTGGTCTTGTCCTGCTGGAGAAGGCGATTGTTCGGATGAGCTATGTTGGCTCACCTTTGTTCTTCCAGTTCGACACCATCTCTCGTGAGATCGGGTGCTATGAGCCTGGATCGGTCTGTCAGTACGGGAACATGACATTCTTCCTGTCGGATGATGGGTTCTATATGTGCGATGGGCAGAGGATTACACCTATCGGGGCCGAGAAGGTAGATCGCTGGTTCTGGGATGATCTTGAGCCTTCCTATGCGAACTTCAGCTCTGCCGTTGACCCGATCAAGAAGGTTGTGATCTGGTGCTATCAAAACACCACGGGCGGGTATTCCCTGCTGATCTACAACTGGCAACTCGGCAGATGGTCTTACGGATCAACCGCAGCCACCTACATCGCTTCTGCGGCCACATCCTCCACAAGCCTTGAGGGTTTGGACTCGTTCTCTGCATCAATTGACGCACTCACCGTTTCCCTTGACTCCCGGCAATGGTTGGGCGGGAAATTGATTTTTGCTGGTGCATCTGGGGCCAGGATCGTGACCTTTGAAGGTTCTCCGATGTCTGCATTTATTGAGACTGGAGACCTTAGCGCAAGTGCAAGCCTCATCACTTTAGCCCGTCCACAGATCGACAACGGCTCTGCGACTGTTTCGGTTGCCTCTCGTGAGATGCTGGATGACACGATCACTTACTCAACGGCTGTAGCCGCGAGTGATGAGAACCGTGTCTCTCTGAGAAGCTCAGGAAAGTACCACCGTATCAAGGTTGTTCCTACGGGCAACTGGACAACGATGGCCGGAGTTGATGTGAACATTGTCGGGAGGGGCCGTCGATGATGTTTCGTGTTCTCCCCCCGTTTGGCGCTGATCCTCGAGGCATCTCAGAGGTCGTCAATGGGCTGATGAATGGCAAGTCCAACAACACGGGGACTGTCACTCTCGCCACGGGTGGAGCATTGACAACGACTCTCTACGACGAGCGGATCAGCACAGATACGAAAATCGTTCTGCTCCCGTTCTCGGCTGCGGCTTATGCCGATCAACTCCCTTTCGGTGCGTTTCAGGACACAACCGATCAGGCGGCGGCCTCAACCACAGCGGCCTATGCGGTCACTCTAAACACGACTGATTACACAAACGGGATCACGATCTCCAATAGCTCTCGGGTCAATTTCAAGAACCCTGGGACGTACAACATCCAGTTCTCGCTCCAATTCGCTAACGCCGACTCACAGATTCAGGACGTTGACATTTGGTTCAGGAAGAACGGAACCGATGTGGCCGGGAGTAACAGTCGGTACTCAATCCCAAATAAGCATGGCAGCATCAACGGCCATCTGATCGCGGCTCTGAATTACTTTATTGAGTTGGTGGCGAATGACTACATGGAGATCATGTGGGCAACAACCTCGACATTGGTAACGATTGAGCAGATTCCTGCTCAGACAAGCCCCACCCGTCCGGCCACTCCTAGCGCAATCGTGACGGCAAACTGTGTGTCTATGGCGAGCATTGCAAATGTGTACGTTTCATCGCAGGCTCAGGGATCGGCAACTATCAGTCATTACGCTAATTCCACAGCCGATAAGACCTTTGCTTACATTTTGGTGGGATGATGGAAGCACGATTGATTTCCCCCAACGATCTGCGACAATGGTGGCGATTCGTCAGACCAGGACTGGAGATGATTCTCCACAAGACCCCGGAAGGATGGATTCCCGAGGATGTGTATACAGACTGTTTTAACGGGAAATCAATGCTCTGGGTCGGCCTGGTGGATGCAAGGCCAATCGGGTTCATGGTTCTCCAGCCCCGAAACGACGCACTCCATGTTTGGTGCGCGTACCTTTCCGAAGTCGGATACTTCGACGCAGGCTGGCAGCATCTCATGAACATTGCTCAACACGGTGATGCGAAACGCCTCACTTTTGAATCTTGGCGACCTGGTTGGACGCGCAAGGCAAAGCAACTAGGTTTTAAGCCCCGCTCGTGGGCGCTGGAGGTCTAAATGGGTGGTTCTACGCGAACTCAAACGACGACGAACGAACTCGATCCCGCAGTCCGTCCGTATGTCCAATATGGTCTTAGCGAGGCCCAACGGCTCTATCAGACCGAAACTCCTCAGTATTACCCTGGGCAGACCTTTATTGGGCCTTCCGCGCAGACCCAGCAGGGTTTGACCGCGCTCCAGAATCGGGCGATCTACGGCTCTCCCTTGCTTCCTGGCGCTCAACAGCAGGCTCTCTCCACTATTCAGGGTCAATACTTAGGTGGAAACCCTTTCTTCCAAGGGGCGTTTCAGCCTGCCGCACAAGCCGCACAGCAGTCTTTCTATGACGCGATGCAGAACATCGGCTCTCAGGCTTCAAGGGCTGGTCGATATGGATCTGGTGCGATGGGGCAGCTTCAGGATCGGGCTTCTGGGCAGTTGGCTCAGACTCTTGCGAATACTGCGGGTCAGTTGGCTTATCAAAACTACGAAGCCGAACGCGCTCGACAGCAAGCAATGATCGGTGGCGCTCCTGCTCTGGCCGCTGCTGACTATGGCGACATTCAGCAACTAATGGGTGCGGGACAGACCGCAGAGGCTTACCAACAAGCCGCGCTCCAGGCCGACATCAATCGCTTTAACTTCCTCCAGGGTCTGCCCCAAGCACAACTTCAGAACTATCTGGCGGCGGTGCAGGGTTCTCCTCGAGGGTCTGTGCAGACGACTCCGGTTTATTCAAGCCGAGCCGGGGGAGCATTGGGTGGCGCATTGGCGGGAGGTCAGATGTTTGGCGCTCCTGGCGCTATCGCTGGTGGTCTTCTTGGGCTTTTGGGGGTTTAAATGAATGAACTCTTTGCACAACTTTTTGGACAAAGTCCGAGTTACGCTACTGCTCTTTTTGGAGAAGATGAAGCAGCTCGTCTCCGTCAACAAGCCCAACAACAAGGACTCCTGAATGTAGGGTTGTCCTTACTTGCTGGGTCTGGGCCTAGTACCCAGCGCAGGGGGTTGGGTCAACTTCTCGCTCAAGGTGTAGCCGCAGGCCAGCAGGCTTATCAAGGAGCCTACGACAAGGCTGTCCGTGATCGGATGATGCAAGAGCAACTGGCAGAGCGTCAGCAGGCTCGAGCAGAGCAGCAGGCCGCACAAGCCCTTTTGCCGCAGATTCTCCGTCCTGGCGCAACCCAAGAAATCTATGGTGAGGACATCATGGGTCAGCGGGTTGGCGAGGGTGTGCGAGTCGGCCAGCCTCAGATCGACATGAACACGCTACAGCGGCTTCTGACGCAAGCCCCGAATGTGGCCGGGAAGATTCTGCCGACCATCGAAGCCTTCCGCAAGCTGAATGCTCCTGAGCGAGTGACCTTGAAAGAAGGCGAACAAGTCTTCGAAATGACTCCTGAAGGGCCGCGAGCAATCGCTGGTGCTCCAAAAGCTCGTGAACCGAAGTTCACCGATGTTGATGCCGGGAATGTAATCATTCGTTATCGTGATGGTGTAGAGATTCAACGCATTCCGAAGGGTCTTGCTCCTGAGCGTCCGGTTTCATTGCAGCCTCTTGAGACTGAAACTGGCTACATGGCTTTTAATCCAAGAACAGGCCGGATGGAGCCTGTCATGCAGGACGGCAAGCCTGTAATGGGCAAGGCAGGGAAGCCAACGGTGGAGCAGTCAAATGCCGCAGGATATGCACAACGCATGGTCGCGGCCGATCAAATTCTGGCAAACCCCAAGATCGCAGCTGCCGCGCCTGGAATCGGTTCTGCTGTTGTTGGCGTGACGCCGCTTGTTGGGGATTCGCTAAAGAACATTTTGCAAAGCTCAGAAACCCAACAATATGGACAAGCTGCTGGTGATTGGATTCGGGCAAAACTTCGCAGGGAATCAGGCGCGGCAATTGGTCTAGAAGAAGAAGCTAAAGAATTCAGGACATATTTCCCGATGCCTGGAGATTCGGCGGCCGTCATTAAGCAAAAAGCCGAGGCTCGACAGAGGGCTAACCAGGGTGTGATTCAAGCCGCAGGCAAAGCATTTGTTCAGCCGCAATTCCCAGAAGCCGCTCAAAGTGCCCTGCCTGCTGGGGTAAGGGTTCGTAAAAAGGAAGATTGACCATGCCAAAGTATGAGGTTGAGATTCCGGGTTCTGGTGTGTTTGAGGTTGAGTCAGATCGGCCTCTTACTGATGCTGAAGCCTATCGTTTCGCGATGTCTCAAGCGTCGCAGGAAAGGCCACGGCTACAACGGTCTCGAGCAGATGAGCTTCTGCGCCAGTTGGGTTTGACTGCTCGGGCTGGTGTGGAGAGTGCTGTTTCGCTCCCATCAATGATCGCCAATGTCCCTTATGCGTTAGCAGATGTTGGGATTGGTCTTGCTCAGAAAATGGGCGCAAATGTGCCTACTCTGGCAGAACGGGGCATTTCAGCCACTCGATCTGGGCAGATCATTGCGGACATTCTTGGGCTTCCTAAGCCAGAGACAGAGATGGAGCGCGGTGTTCAATCTATCGCTCAAGCAATGGGTGGTGCCGGGAGTGCTGCTCGAATGGCTGCTGCCGCTGCGCCTCGTCTAGCATCGCCTACTGCCCAACAAACCGCCCAAACGCTCGCTCAAAGCCCATTGGCGCAGGTGTTGGCTGGTGGAACCGCTGCTTCTGCTACTGAGGCAGTCAAAGAGATGGGTGGCGGGACTGGCGCTCAGTTGGCTGCTGGTCTGTTTGGTGGCGCAATGATCCCAGGCTCTGCTGGTGGCGCTCAGACGGTTAGCCGAGCTGCTCGAGAGATCGTCCGGCCTGGTACGGAGGCTGGCCGCGAGGTGATCGCCGGGAATGTTCTTCGGTCTTTGGCCTCTGATGCGGAACGCGCAATCATGGCGGCTGAAGCCTATCAACCGCCGATCCCTGGCTATCGTCCTACAACGACACAAGCAACTCGGGATATTGGTCTTGCGTCCACAGAGACGGCCATTAGAAGCCTAGATGAATCAAAGGGCAAGTTTGCTCAACAGCAGATTGAAGCCAACCGCGCTCGGATGGCGATCCTTGACCGTCTTGCCAAGGATAAGGATGCTCTTGAGAAAGCAAAGACCAAAAGAGATGAAGTAACTTCTCCGCTGCGCGAGGAAGCCTTCCTGAGGGCTCAGAATGTTTCTCCTGAGACATTCCAATCTGCCACCGCTTTGACGGTCAATAAGACGATTGACGACATCCTTCAATCGGATGTTGGTGCTCGAGGAACAGTCATCAAAACGATGAACTGGGCCAAAGAGCAACTCTCAAGGGGAACAACTCCTGCGCGTATGTATGAGGTTCGCAAAGACCTTCGTGATGCCGCCCAGGGATTGTTGGATAAGGAAGGTGCTGCGTATAGCCTTGCTAAACGAGAACTGGAGCAAGTGATCCGAGCAGTTGATGATGCAATTGACACCGCCGCACCTGGATATAAGGATTACCTTGATAAGTATGCTAAATCAAGCCGAGGTATTGAGCGTCTAGAGGCTGCTCAAGAGTTCCGTGGGAAGGTGATGTCAACGATTCCTGATCCGTCTAATGTTGGGGAATACCTGATCTCTCAACCCTCATTTACTCGGGCGATCAGGGCCGCAGCAGAAGACACAAAGCTGTCTAAGACGCAACTAGCGGTCTTGGAGCGCGTTTCTAAAGACTTGGATTCTGGAGTCTTGGCTCGTGCAGCAAAAATTCCAGGGTCTGACACCTTTAGAAATTTGAGTACAGCGAACATAATCGGGGGCATTGTTGGAAAGCAAATGTTCGGAGAGGTTCCTCCTGCTTTGCAGAAAGTTGTGTTCCCGATGAATTGGCTCTACAACGGCTCAGACGATGCTATTCGCCAGCTCTTAGTGGACGCAATGCTTGATCCTCAACTCGCTGCCAAGATGATGCGTAGAGCAACACAGGCGACTGTTGAACCCTTG